TAGGAGTTTGGTAATACATTTTTAGATCCAGGCAACTCAGCGGTAGGGGCGTCTGTTATTGAAAGATTTAAAGAGCAAAAAAAGCCGCCCATTTATACTGGTGAAGAAGGCGCTTACAAAGTTTTTGAACTACCTGATATATCTAAACTTTATACTATCGGAGTTGACGTCGGGGAAGGTATTGGTAGAGCTGCTTCTGTTGCTCAAGTTTTAGATATTACCGATCTTACAAATATAAAACAGGTTGCGGTTTATGGTACTAACATCGTCGAACCTTACCATTATGCTAATAAACTCGTAAATCTTTGTGCTCAGTGGGGCAACCCACCTTTACTTGTAGAAAGAAATAATTGTGGTGCACAAATTATTGATGCTTTATTTCATAAACATATGTATGAAAGAATTGTTTCGTGTTCAAAGTTAGCCAATACCGGTTCATTTTCTAATACAAGACATTTAGGGATTCTATCCCATAACAACCTACGTTTTGCAGGTGTAGCTAATATGCGCTACTGGGTAAACTTTTTACAAGTAGTTCATGTTAACGATGTTGATACTATAAAAGAATTTGAAACCTTTATTCGTTACCCTAACGGTACCTACAGAAAAAAGAATGATCTATTTTACGACGATAGAATTATGTCTCTTGTTTGGGCTTTGTTTATTTTAGAGTCAGAAATTTGCCAACAACATTTTAATATTGATGAAAATGACGAACAAAACAAACCTTTAAAAATTTCTGATAACGGCTACTACGAAACTAATAAAAGTTTATATAAAATAAAAGACTTAAATAATAGTAATAACATAACAACTCTAGGCATTAACGACGAATCTAAATATCAGCCATTAGTTACTCAAGAAGACTTTGAAAAAATGTATGATACTTCTGATGTTGATACTTTAATGTCTCAAGGTTGGAAACCAATATAATATGCCTGATAACGATCTCTGCGAAACACCTCAACCAACTCAGCTTTCTGTTCTTAACAGACCGGGTAAAGATAAGTTTTTACTTGTTTTAAATCTACCACACGTTTTACGAGAGCAGTCAACAGCAAACGAGCTTATAGATATTAACCCGCTGCAAATTAGTATATTCGGCACGGTGGTACCTAACATACAAGTACCCCCCAATGAGGCTCGTTTCGCCGGACAAACATATAATGTTTCATCATATGCAAGACCCAACTACGGACCTTTAGCAGTAAACTTTATAGTAGATAGTAAATTTCGCAATTATTGGATTTTATGGAAGTGGTTAACAATTTTAAACGACCCTCAAACAAGTTATTATTCAGGTACAGACCCTAAACTTGAAACTTGGAAAGACCGTATACAATCAGGTATTTTAACAGAATATCAAACTAATTTTTCGGTTTTCGGTTTAAACGAATACAATCAAAAAACTATAGAATTTATATATTATAACGGATTTATAACCAACCTCGGCGGAATAAGCTATGATTATACCGATCCGGAACTTATAAAAGCCACAGCAGAATTTCAATTCTCCCAATTAGACGTCAATATTCTATCGTAAAAAAGTACCATAAAAAGCATAAATAATAATATAAAATTATGGCACGTGCAATAAAATCACCTGGTGTTCAAATTATTGAAACAGATTTATCAAATTACCAAGAAGTAGGAGGAGGTACTACTATATATTTAGCAGGTTTTGCCCCACAAGGTCCTACAGAAGAAACACTTTTAGTTACAACAATCGCTGAGTTTGAACAAATTTACGGCACACCTGAAACTGGTGCCGAAAGATATTTTTATCATTCAGCTAGAGAAATTTTAAATTCACCTGCTTCTTTATTAACAACCCGCTTACCATATGGTTCAGGTCTTGGAGAAGGTTACGCTACTCAATACAGTGCGTTGCTATTCCCTGCACTTTCATCAGGAAACACTTTTAATTTAGAGAAACCTACACATATAACTTTAACTGATGCTCAATACGAAAAACTACTTCAAGGTGATGTTACATGGTCTACAGTTATGTCGTCAACAACAGGTACAACTGTAGCTGAATATAATGACGGGGTAAATATAGAAGCCGGATTAATTGTAGTTAATACAAGCAAAACTGCTCAAAACGAACGCTTTGAAGGTTACTATATTTCTGTTACAGATAATGCTGAATTCGGTCCCTTAACAGACTTTACAGCAATTACAAACTTTTATGGTTTAACAAGCAACTCCACAGGGGTAAATTACTTTACAGTCCCAACTTCAAGATTAGGATTTGCTTTATCTGCCACAAAAGATTCAGCTGGCTCAGGATCTCTTTCAGAGATAGTTGAAGGGGCGGTTGATTATAACTTAAATCAAACATACTACAATGACACATTGGTGTTAAATCTTTACAGAATGCGTAGTTCAATATACGAACCACAAACACTTTCATATTCATTAATAGAGACACATTTAGGTTCTTTAGATGCTGAAAAAAGAGAATTAGCACCTATCGGTGGTATTCGTAAATCTTTCTATCTCGAAACAACAATCAACAATAACTCTAAGAATCTTAAAGTTTTTGTAAACCCGAATATTTCCCGTAAAACAAAATGGACAGATCCTGATAAAGCAGTACGTATTTCAAGTGACGTTAAAGCTATTTTCCCAAATAGTGTTTATCAACCAACCTATGATTTAAATACAAAAAATATAGGTAACGTTGTAGATAAACTTAGTCGGGTATTAAGTTTTGTAGAAACAACAGAAACAACCTTACTTGATGTACTTGTTGACGGCGGTTTAACAACTGTATCGGTTAATAGTAAAGAAAATAACGGTTATTTTGAAGAAAATGTTTCAATGGATACGGCAAGTCTTTCATCAGCTTCAAATATCCAAGTTCAAAACTATAAAACAATATTTGATGTTTATGCTAACTTCGCTCAAAACATTAGAAAAGATTGCGTCTTTATTGCAGATCCATTAAGACAAGTATTTGTTAATGGTATGGATACAAAAGTTTATAATCTAAAAAATTCTACATTCTCGCAAAACATTTATAAACCATTACAAAACCTTTTTGAATCAGCAAATTCAAATTATTGTGTAACATATGGTAACTGGGTCAAGAGTTACGATCCGTTTATTGATCGTCAAGTGTGGCTTCCTGTTTCAGGTTGGGCAGCTGCAGCATATGCAAGAACAGATGCCAATGCTCAACCATGGATAGCTCCAGCCGGATTAAATCGCGGAACTATTAGAAACATCGTAGATTTAGCATTCAATCCAAATCAAAAGCAAAGAGACTTCTTATACACGATTTCAGTTAACCCGGTTGTCTTCTTCTCGGGTGATGGTTATACAATTTTTGGACAAAAGACACTTCAAAATAAACCGTCTGCCTTTGATCGTGTTAATGTACGTAGATTGTTCTTAACATTAGAACGGGCCACACAAAACGCGTTAAATTACTTCGTATTTGAACCTAATACAGAGTTTACACGCACTCGTGTAAAAAGTACAATATCCCCAATCTTTGAATTAGCTAAAAATACCGATGGTGTTTATGATTATCTACTAGTATGCGATGAAAGAAATAACACCCCCGATGTTATTGATCGTAACGAATTGGTAGTGGACATTTACATCAAACCTGTTAAAGCTGCAGAATTTATTTTAGTTAATTTTATAGCGACCCGTACAGGTCAAAACTTCCAAGAATTAATTTAATAAATATAATATATGGCACAAAACATCTCAGATTTTTATAGAGTAGTACAAGAAAAAGATTTCGCACGCCAGTTTCAATTTCGTATTGTACAGTTAGCAAATACAAATTTCGGTGAAAATACATTCGTGTATCTCGAAGCCGCAAATCTACCAGGCCGTACAATTGTTAATCAGCAAGTACCGTTTATGGGGCTCAACTTTAACGTACCAGGTACAGTACAATACCCTGATTCAGCTGGTTACGCAGTACGTTTTCGCTGCGATGCTAACTACGATATTAGAACTGTTTTAGAGAACGCTACATTTAATACTTTTGATGACGGTACTTCAACAGGAGATTATAATATTGCTCGTAACTCATCTCGTATTGTTATGAATTTGTTAAACAAAAGTGGTGGTACTGCAAGACAATATACACTTTATGGAGCTTATGTTGTTTCCTTAGGGCCTATGGCATATAATTTA